CCGAATAAAAAATATAATATAATTTATGCTGATCCGCCTAGGTATTTTCAAAAATGGAATAATGAAAAAGCACAAACAAATCCTATTCATCATTATAAAACAATGACAATGAAAGAGATTGAAAATTTACCTATTCAAAATATTGCAGCTGATAATTGTATTTTGTTTATGTGGTGTACAGATCCATTGTTACATAAACAATTACCTGTGGTAGAAAAATGGGGATTTAAGTATAAAACAATAGCTTTTTATTGGGTGAAAACAAATAAGGATAGAATTAAAAATTATTATTTTAAAGGTCCTGGGTATTGGACAAGAGCAAATCCAGAGATATGTATTTTAGCAACAAAAGGAAAACCAAAAAGAGTAGATGCTAATGTAGATAGATTAGTAGTTAGTGAACGTAGAGAGCATAGTAGAAAACCAGATATAATTAGAAATCATATAATTAAATTGTGTGGTGATTTACCTAGAATAGAATTATTTGCTCGTACATCTATGCCTGGTTGGGATGTATGGGGAAAGGAAACTGGTAAGTTTAATTGATAATGTTTGAAAAATATTTAAATGAAAATAAGTTACCTATTATGGATCAACAAACTTTTGAGCGAGTTACAAATGATATAGGTAAAGAAAAATTTAGGGAAGAATTGGCGGAGTATATTGCAAAATACAGACCAAAGTTTCCTTTAAAGGAGATTTCATATGATATAATGCGTCAAGCATTTAAAGGTTTAGAAAAACAAGATGTTTGGGAATATGTAAAACCTATCGAACAATTAGAAAAAAATGTAAAGGAAAAATATGATGATTACAAATATAATTTTAAAGAATATGGTTTAGGTATTATAGATGGATCTTCTATTTACAATGATGTATCAAATTATTTTCACCAAGAATTAAGATTAAATTGTTCAAGTTATAGTTTTAAATCACCATTAGATGTTTGGTACAATGGTACAGCAAAAGATATATGGCGTTGTTTAGGTCCTATGTGGCGTGGCATTAATGCTATGAAACCTGTAATGGTTGCTGGTGAAGAAGAATTAAGAGGTGGTAAATTAGATGATAAAAGTTATCTATCTGCTTTTAGATTACAGACTTATATTGCAACACAATTTAAACCAAATGTAGCAAAAACAATATACCAAATGACTAATGCTAAAAAAGTGTTAGATACAAGTTGTGGTTGGGGTGATAGACTTGCAGGATTTTTTGCTAGTGATGCCCAAGAATATATTGGTTGTGATCCTAATCCTAACACATATAAACAATATATGAAACAAATAGAAATATATAATAGTTTTCTATCTAAACCAAAAAAGGTTACAATATACAATGTAGGTGCTGAGGATATGCCTTGGGATGAAATAAAAGATATAGATTGTGCCTTTACAAGTCCACCATATTTTTCTACTGAAAGATATAATGAAGGTGGTGAAAAAGAAGATAATCAATCTTGGAAAAAATTTGATGAATATTCAAAATGGCGTGATGATTTTTATTTACCTGTATCACAAAAAAGTTTTGAAAGTTTATCAGATACAGGCCATATGTTTATTAATATAATGGATCCTACAGTTAAAGGTAAAAGATATTTTAGTAGTGATGAATTAGTTGATAGTTTAAAAGAACATTTTGTAGGTCAAATTGGCATGAGGATAATGCAAAGGCCTAAATCAGATAAATTATTTAAAAGTGAGGAAGAAAAAGCTGAATTTATGAATAGATTATATATTGAAAATGTTTGGTGTTTTTCTAAACAAAAATTAGATTACTTTAGACATGCTAGAAAAGCAAATTTAGATAAATTTTTTGGATGATAAAAGAAATACATAAAATTAATGCAGCTGATTTTATAATGTCTAGGCATTATTCACCAGTTATGCCTAGATTAACAAAACATTATTGTGGTTATTATATTAATGATATACTACAAGGAGTTATTACATTTGGTTGGGGAACAAGACCTAAACATACAATACAGAAATTGTTTCCTAGTTTAGATACAAAAGATTATTTTGAAATTGGTAAAATGTGTATGGATGATTCTATGGTAAAAAATTCAGAAACACAAATGTTATCAGGTGCATTAAGATGGTTAAAGGATAAAGAACGAAATTTAAAATATTTATTTACTTGGGCAGATGGCTTGGTAGGTAAGGCAGGTTATGTATATCAAGCATTTAATTTTTTATATGGTGGCTATATTTGGACAGAAACATATGTTACAAAGAAAGGTGAAAAGGTACACCCTAGAACAATGCAAGGCCTATTACCAAATACAAAAAAATACAAATATGGTAGTAGACCTAATCCTAAACAATTAAAAGAATTAGAATTAAGTAGAGTGTGGGGTAAACAATTTAGATATATTTTACCAATGAATAAAAAGATGAGAAAATATTTAAAAAATAGTACACAGGAATGGACTATTAATTATCCAAAAGATAAAGATTTAGAATGGAAAATAAAAACCCCAGGTGAAACAACATATAAAAAAACAAAAATAATGCCATTTAATTTAACTAAAGAGGTGGAATATAATCAAAGTAATATTAGTAGATTTAAGGTAAAAAGTACTTTAGAATCTTTCATGCAATAAATAATTGTACTATGCCAATTACAGAAGCACAATATAAAGATATGAAAGAATATTGGGACTATCAGCGGGTATTAGAATTTAATAGGGAAAAATTAAAACACTTTTTATCTAAAACTGAAGGACGAGTATTTGATTATCAAGGTCCTGTATCTGTACAAGAAATGTATGAACAAATGTGGCCACAAGTACAAGGTAAAGATTTAGAAGAACCATTTAAAGGATGGATACCACAAGATAAAACATGGAGATTTGAATGGGAACCTGACCCAAATGCACCAAAACGATTATCCCAATCAAAGGGACGACCAGTTGTATTAAGGGCAAAAATACCTAATGAATAGATGCGAATTACGATTTATAAAAGATATAATAACTATATTTCACATGGTTTTTTACCAGAAGGCCTTGACAATGTAAAGGAATTTTGTTATAATAACAATATAAAATATTATGTATTAAGTTATTCAGATAAGGAGATGATTGAATATGAGCGACTTTCTAAAAGATATAATTAAGGAAACAGGAAATGAATATGCAACACTTGTAAGTGAAGGTGTTGAAGCAGGTGATGTTCATAATTATATTGATACAGGTTCTTATACTTTGAATGCTCTTTTATCAGGTTCAATTTTTGGGGGACTTCCAGGAAATAAAATAACAGCAATTGCAGGAGAAGCTGCAACAGGTAAAACTTATTTTGCGTTAGGAATTGTGAAACATTTTTTAGATACTAACAAAGAAGCAGGAGTTATTTATTTTGAATCTGAAAGTGCTTTAACAAAAGATTTAGTTGAAAATCGTGGTGTAGATAGTAAAAGGATGATTATAGCACCAGTATCAACTGTACAAGAATTTAGATATCAAGCAATAAGAGTATTAGACAAATATATCCAACAAGAAGAATCAAAAAGAAAACCAATAATGATTGTATTAGATAGTTTAGGAATGCTATCAACTACAAAAGAAATGGAAGACACAGCTGAAGGAAAAGAAACTAGAGATATGACTAGGTCTCAAATAGTTAAGGCTGCATTTAGAGTTTTAACATTGAAATTAGGTAAAGCAAAAGTGCCTATGATTATGACTAACCATACGTATGATGTTATTGGATCAATGTTCCCACAAAAAGAAATGGGTGGTGGCCAAGGTTTAAAATATGCTGCTAGTAATGTAGTGTATCTTACTAAAAGAAAAGAAAAAGAAGGTAAAGAAGTTATTGGAAGTGTAATACATTGTTTAAATTGGAAAAGTAGATTAACAAAAGAAAATGCAAAAATAGATGTAAGATTAACTTATGATAAAGGTTTAGATAAACATTATGGATTGTTAGATTTAGCAATCAAATATAATATATTTAAAGCAGTGTCTACAAGAATTGAATTACCTGATGGAACAAAACAATATGCTAAAACAATCAATAATGAACCTGATAAATTCTTTACTAAAAGTATTCTCAATCAGATTGACAAGGGTGCCAAAAAAGAATTCCTTTATGGTGCCTATTAAAGAATATGTTTTTGTTCAAAAAGAAGGACAAAAGATTTCTTGTATCAAAATTGTTGAAGGTGAATTTAAAGATGTCATTTATACATATGGCCATGTTAAATTTGCTGATAAAGAAGATAAGAAAGGTAAGTTACCTTTAAAATTTGATTATACAGTACAAAGGAATCCAAACAATGTTGATACTGAAAGTGAAGAATTTAGAAATAAGATTGGCGATATATTAATAGAAGTAGTTGAGGAACAATTAGAGAATGATACCATCAAGTTTAAGTGAAAATTTTGAAACAACACTTTTAAGAAACCTTATATTTAATGAGGAATTTACTCGTAAAACTATTCCATTTTTAAAGAAAGATTTTTTTAAAAATAAAGAAGAAATAATCTTATTTAATATCATAAATAATTTTGTAGTAAAATATAATAATCTTCCTAATAAGGAAGCTTTGAGTGTTGAAGTTGCTAATTTAAAGAATATTACAGAGGAAGAATTTAAATTAACAAAGAATTTGTTAGCTAATTTAGAACCACAAGAAGTGGATCAAAATTGGTTGTTAGATACAGCTGAAAAGTTTTGTAAAGATCGTGCTGTATATAATGCTGTATTGTCAGGTATAAGGATAATAGATGGCAAAGACAAGAAGCATACTCCAGAAGCGATTCCGAGCATCCTTAGCGAGGCTCTTGCTGTTTCATTTGATAGCCATATTGGTCATGATTATTTAAATCAAACAGACGACCGATTTTCATATTACCATAGAACCGAAGAAAGACTTAAATTTGATTTGTCTTATTTCAATAGAATTACAAAAGGTGGTCTGCCACCTAAAACTTTAAATGTAGCACTTGCAGGAACTGGTGTTGGTAAGTCTTTGTTTATGTGCCATGTTGCTGCTTCTATGATGAGTCAAGGTAAAAATGTTTTGTATATAACTTTAGAAATGGCCGAAGAAAGAATTGCTGAAAGAATTGACGCAAATCTTTTAGATGTAACTATTGATGAACTTTATGAAATGCCCAAGACATATTTTGATAATAAAGTTACTAAACTTAAACAGAAAGTTAATGGTCAATTAATTATAAAAGAATATCCTACAGCGGCTGCTCACGCAGGCCATTTTAAATCTTTATTTGATGAATTAGCATTAAAGAAATCATTTAAACCTGATATATTATTCATTGATTATTTAAATATTTGTTCATCAAGTAGATTTAGGGGTGGTAATATATCTTCATATTTTTATATTAAAGCAATTGCTGAAGAATTAAGAGGTTTAGCTGTTACTCATAATGTTCCTATTATAACAGCGACACAAACTACAAGAGCAGGATTTATGTCTTCCGATATTGGATTGGAAGATACGTCTGAAAGTTTTGGCCTTCCAACAACTGCTGATTTTATGTTTGCTTTAATTACTAATGATGAATTAGAAGCATTAAATCAAATGAAGATTAAACAATTAAAAAATAGATATAATGACCCTGCTATTAATCGTGCATTTATAATTGGTGTAGATAGAGCTAAAATGAGATTGTATGATGTTGAACAAGCTGCTCAAAAAATTGTGGAAAGTAATCAAGAAACACAAGAACAAGTTGAAGGAACTGCTTATGATAAGTTTTCAGGATTTAAAGTATGAAATACAAATATAATAAACATGACCAAGCTAGAAAAAGACAACCATCTATTTACTATAAAGCAGTAATGATTAAGTCAGGTAGACAAATAATTTGGCGGGCAGTTGAAATGCCAAGTAAGTTAGTAGTAGAGGAAAGTTTTTTTGAGGAAGATGTTAAAAGAATAGTTAAGTTTCAAAATAAAAATAAGACCTTTGGTAGATATGGATTTCCTAAGTTTTTTGATAAAAGAACTATTGAGGAAAGAAAGTCAGACGTAGGCAGATCCTGCTATAATTATCGTTATTATTAATTTATAATGTTATTTTACCTGGTATTGATAGTGTCTTATATTCTAACATTATATTTGTAGGATAAACTTTACCACCAGTTTTACTTCTAACATTTAATTTAAATGAGAAATGGCTATTAGAAAATTCAACATCAATTCTTTTACCATTACTTTGTTTGCCGCCATAAAATACTACAACATTACTTGAAATATCTGAAAATTTACTATCAACATAAGTTGGATTCATATAGTACATATTAATTTTATCTTGTCCTTTATCCCTAGAATGAATCATCCAATAATCAGAACCCATAGCAGTTTTTATAAATTTCTTTAAAATATTTTTATTAACTTTTTTTGGACCAGAGTGTTTTTTATTTTTAGCTGTTTGGAATGATTTACCAAAATAATTAAACGTATCACAAAAAGCATTTTTATTAAGACCACACATTTCAAGTAATGCTTTACCTTTAATTGTTTTGACATTATTGTCTTTTATATCTTGATCTGAAAATAAACTTTTGGTTCCAGAATTTATAAAAGTTAAAGATGGTCCAGATTTTGCTGAAAGATGAGATGGAGGACCATCTATGTGAAAAATATCAATGTCTGTCAATACTGATCCGTGTGATTGATGTTTTCTAGGAGCAACATATGGTTGTTTACCATCAACTTCAAATGGTCTAGGAGTATTTTGTCCACCTAATTGTTTAACATCTGTAATAGGTTTTTTACCACCTTGTTGTAATTGTCCAACTAACCAACCTGCAGGTTTGTGATATTTACCTACACATGGTTCTCCATTAATACACTCTTTTATTCTATTAGTAAATTCTCTTTCAAATATATTTCCTTTATTTTCTTTTTTACTACCTACTGGTTTACCACCAAACTCAATTGTTTTAGTGATATGATTATGTCTAATTTTATCTTTTGATTTACTACCTTTATATGAACCTATTAAAAAAGCTTCCTTTATCAAAGAAGTCTTTTTTAGATAATTATTTCTTTCTACAGCCTTTGTAAATATTTTAGATTTACCATCTTGATATTTGATATCAATTTTATCAGCAGTAAACACACCTTTTTTAGTTGCAAAATCGTGATTATATTTTTTATGATCTCCAAAGACTTTATCAAAAAATAATTCAGTACTCTTGATATAATCTTTAGAAGCTATGTGTTTTAGTTCTAATTGTGCCATATCAATATTTATATATTATAAATAGTATTAAACTTGATTTATTAATGGGTTTAGTGAGGTTTTGTTTATGGAATTATTGGGAGAACAATGCAAAGTTTTAAACAATATTTGTCCGAGGCTAGAAATACACACCTTGAACATTTAGAAGATGATATAATTAACAATGGTTACGAAGGTGGCCTAAACGCTGTACAATTTCTTAAATCATTAAGAGATATGATGGTGGGGTCGTCTGGTGGCCGTGTTAATGTATCAGTAAAGTGGGACGGCGCTCCTGCTATTTTTTGTGGTATCAATCCAGAGAATGGACGTTTCTTTGTTGCTACTAAATCATTATTCAATGTAACTCCTAAAATCAACTATACAAATTCAGACATAAGTAAAAATCATGCAGGTGGTCTTGCTGATAGGTTACAGGTATGTCTACGGTATCTTAAAAAATTAAATATACGAGGTATAGTACAAGGTGATTTACTATTTGTGCCTGGTGATATAAAATCAGTTTCAATAAGAGGTGAAAAAGCAATTGCATTTAAACCTAATACTATTACATATGCTATACCAGAAAATAGTGTTTTAGCAAAAAGAATATTAAGAGCAAAATTAGGTATCATATTTCATACATCTTATTCTGGTAGGAAAATGTCAGATTTAAAAGCAAATTTTGGTGTTAGTATTAGTTCATTTACTAAAACAACAGACGTGTTTTTTGATGATGCAGGATATAAAGACGTAAGTGGTGTTGCAACATTTACTAGTAGTGAAAGTAATAGCTATGATGCTATTTTAAGAATGGCTACTGGGTCATTAAAGAAAGGTAAAAGAATTTTAAATTTATTAAAAAGACAAACTAATTTATTATCTGTAGGGGCTAGATTAAAAATCTTCTTTAATGATTATGTTAAAAGAGGTGCAGATTTATCAAATGTAAAAAAAATTAGTAATGATTTTAGAAAGTATTATGCAAGTGCTTTAGATGATGAAGTGGGGAAAAGAAAAACACCTGCTGTTAAAGCAAGATATGAAACAATTAGAAATGAAGGTTTAAGATTTATAGACAAATATTATGAAGAAATATATTTTGCAATTGCTACTTATTTAACCTTACAAAGAGCAAAGAATTTTTTAGTGGGTAAAATGAATCAAGTTAAATCAATAGGAACATTTTTACAAACAGATAAAGGATTTGAAGTTACTAATCCTGAAGGTTATGTTGCTGTAGATAGAATGGGTAATGCAGTTAAATTAGTAGATAGATTAGAATTTAGTACTGCAAACTTTACACTAGCAAAGAATTGGATACGAGGATGAAACAAGTACAAAGTTTTATACAATATATAAATGAAGGCCTATATGATAAAGGAATATTTAAAGCATTCTTTTTAGCAGGAGGTCCAGGGTCTGGTAAAACATTTGTAACTCATAGTGCATTTGCAGGTTTAGGTTTAAAAGTAGTAAATTCTGATAATGTATTTGAAAGAAGTTTAAAACAAGCAGGGTTATCTTTAGCAATGCCTGATAGTGAAAAAACAGAAAGGGATATATTAAGAGCTAAATCAAAAGTTGTAACTTCAAATATATTTCAAACTTATATTATTGGTAGATTGGGTATGATTATAGATGGAACTGCTAGAGATTATGATGCTATTGCTAGACAATATCAATTGTTAAGTATATTAGGATATGATTGTTATATGGTTTTTGTAGATACAGATTTAAATGTTGCTTTAGAAAGACAAAAATCTAGGGAGAGAAGAATACCAGAATATATTGTTACTACTTCTTGGAAAACAATACAAAGTAATAAAACAAAATATCAAAGATTGTTTGGTATGAATTTTCATAATGTAGAAAATAGTAAATCAAATTTAGAATTAGTTATGATGATAATGGGTAGAGTATCTAAATTAGTAAGGAGATTAATTAGTTTGCCAATAAAAAGTTTTGCAGCTAAAAGATGGATAGTAAATAGAATGAAAGAGAAACGTAGCGGTAGTAAATATAAGTTTTGGCCGCTTAGTAAAGGAGTAGCATAGATGAATAAATTAAATTTATCAGACAGTACAGCCATAAGTATGCCAATGAGGAACTTATTGTCTATTCTGGCTGCAGTTGGTGTAGGAGTTTGGGCTTATTTTGGTGTGATTGAGCGTTTAAATAATTTAGAAACTAAATCTACTTTAGCAGAAAAAGATTTAACTAGTGAGGTGCAAAGAATTGATAAAGATATTGAAGGTTTAATAAGTGGTGATATTGCACAAAATAATGAATTTAGGATCAAATGGCCAAGAGGAGATTTAGGTTCTCCACCAGCTGATTCAGAACAATTTATGCTTATAGAATTCCTTTCAGGACAAGTGGAAAATCTTGCGAAACAATTAGAAGGAATGATGAACAATAAGGTAAACATTGAAAGGTTACAAACCGATATGGAGAAATCTTTATCAGATATAGAAAAATTAAAGGACAAAATTAGAGAAAACAAAAATGGTTTTACTACGGAGGGGAATTAAATGGACGCAACAACTTTAGTAACCATCATCACAATGTTTATTGTGACCAATACTTCAAGCGAATTTGTTAAGTATGATGGATTAATGGATTGTCTTAAAGACAAAAGAAAAATAGAAAAAATGAAAGATGGTCGTAGAGTTATTTGTGGTCCATCTATGGCAGAAATTGACGCAGATGGTAATATTGTCAGTATTAAAAACAAAATGCCTGACCAATCTGGTAGTTTAAAACTAGGTGGTACAGCGAAGTCTTTAACAGAAAAGAAAAAAGAAAAAAAGACTAAAGTATTAACGCAATAGGATAGATTATATGAAAAAAATATTAATGAGTTTATTAGTTGCTCTATTTTTGGTTGGTTGTAATACAACAAAGAGTATTAAAATAGAACAAGAAGTCGGTCTCTTAAAAACCGTACAAGAAAGAGGTTATGTTATTTGTGGAGTTAATGCAGGTCTACCAGGATTTTCTGCCCAAGACGAGAGTGGAAACTGGAGTGGTTTAGATGTAGATTTCTGTAAGGCAGTAGCCGCTGGTATATTTGGTGACTCAAGTAAAGTAGAATTTATAGGATTAAATGCTAGTCAAAGATTTCCAACATTGGCGTCTGGCAATATTGATGTACTTGCAAGAAACACAACTTGGACAATTAGTCGTGATGTTAACTTGATGTTTGAATTTGCAGGTGTTAACTATTATGATGGACAAGGATTCTTGATACCTACTGATTTAGATATTAAGAGTGCAACAGAATTAGATGGTGCGTTTGTATGTATTACAAAAGAAACAACATCTGAATTAAATTTAAATGATTATTTTGCAGAAAACAATATGGCATATATGCCAGTATATGTTGAAGGTAATAAAGACGCAAAGGCAAAATTATTTAATGGTGAGTGTGATGTATTTACTACAGACGCTTCTGGTTTAGCATCCGCAAGAGCAGGTGCAGAAAATCCAGATGATTGGATGGTACTACCTGAAATTATATCTAAAGAACCATTAGGTCCACTTGTAAGACAAGGCGACCAAGAGTGGGAAGATGTAGTAAGATGGACATTATTTGCTATGATTAATGCTGAAGAAATGGGTATTACATCTAAAAATGTTGATTTGATGTTAACCTCTAAATCAAAAGAAGTTAAAAGACTTTTAGGAGTAGAGGGTTATATGGGTCCAATGTTAGGACTTGGTATGAAGTTTGGATATAATATTATTAAACAGGTGGGGAACTATGGAGAATCTTTTGATAAACATATTGGTCCAGGTACACCACTTAACCTTGAAAGAGGATTAAACAATTTATGGAACAATGGTGGCATATTATATGTACCGCCATTCAGATAAGGAGAGAAAATGAATATAAAATATTTAATAACATCTACTATTATAGCATTTTTTGTTATTTGTGGGTTATCTATTTTTAGTGTTGCTCAAGCAGAGTGCTCAGGATGTGGTGAAGAAGGACACGAACAATGTTTAGAAGGTGCTGACCACAGCCATGCTACAGTTCAAGAACACGAACATACAGAAGGTATATGGTTAGACCACAAACATATTGAAGAAGGTGCTATGTCAACACCACCTGAAGTTGTTTTTGCTGTATGTGTTTTTGCAGACGGAACATTAATTGACCATAAGGGTGCCAATAGTATGTCTGATTGCTTAAAGACAAAAAGAGAAGTAGAAAAAGCTTGGAGAAATAGATCCGACCAAACAGATAGTGTAGAAATTAATGGTATCACCTATAAGATTGATGGCGAGAGTTTAGCATTTATGTGTGATTTAGTGGACGCTCAAGTACATCATTATGAAGATGGCACTTGGGAAATTATTCAGATTTTAGGTAAACACAAGAAAGATGAATAGTGAAATTGCAGTAGAGTCAGCAAAGATAACACAGTTTATTTTACCATGGATAGGCATCCTATTGTCATTGA